ATGAAGCTTGGCTTAAACACGAACAGAGCCATTGGCTACATACCGAAGTGCCAATGATTGAAGACGTTAAAGATTGGAAAAACAAACTTACTCAAAATGAAAAAGAATTTCTTATCAATATTTTTAGATTTTTTACGCAGGGAGATATTGACGTTGCTGGCGGTTACGTCCGTAATTACTTACCTTATTTTCCTCAGCCTGAAATTCGTATGATGTTATCTGGTTTTGCAGCCAGAGAAGCATTACACATTGCAGCATATAGTCATTTGATTGAAACTCTAGGACTACCAGAAACCACATATAATCAGTTTCTTGAATATCAGGAAATGCGTGATAAACACGATTACATTTTGAATGGCTCTAACGGGCTTGTAAACACCGCATCTGTTGCGAAGAATATTGCATTATTCTCTGCATTTACTGAAGGGATGCAATTGTTTAGCTCATTTATTATGTTGCTAAATTTTCCAAGGCATGGTAAAATGCGAGGCATGGGTCAGATTGTAACTTGGTCGATTGTTGATGAAACAATGCATGCCGAATCGATGATTAAATTGTTTAGAACTTATGTAGAGGAAAATCGTGAAATTTGGAACGATGATCTCAAATCTCAAATCTATACTATTGCAACAAGAATGGTTGAACTCGAAGATCGTTTTATCGATTTATCATTTGGCATGGGCGATATGCTTGATTTATCTTCTGATGACGTTAAACGTTACATTCGTTATATTACTGATCGTCGCCTTATTAGTCTTGGTCTCAAGGGTATAATGAAAGTGAAGAAAAATCCATTACCTTGGGTTGAAGAGATGATTAATGCACCCACTCATACCAATTTCTTTGAAAATCGCGCAACCGATTATGCAAAGGGTGCATTAAGTGGAAATTGGGATGAAGTTTGGGGTAGAGCAGCTTAATTTTTGAAAGGAAAAAAATGAAGAAACTATTATTTTTATTGATTGCTACTTTTTCGATGTCGGTGAATGCACAAATCATTACTGGGGCTGGTGCAACATTTCCATATCCGATTTATGCGAAGTGGGCTGAAGCATATAAGAAGGAAACAGGAATTGGTTTGAATTATCAAAGTATCGGTAGTTCAGGTGGCATTCGTCAAATCAACTCTGGTACAGTTACATTTGGTGCATCAGATGCACCTGTGAAAGGTGATGAACTGGAGAAAAGAGGGCAGGTACAATTTCCTGCAATTATTGGTGGTACAGTACCAATCATTAATCTGGATAATTTTAGTCCAGGTGAATTGAAGATTAATGGTGTGGTTCTCGCACGAATTTTTATGGGTAATATTACTCGATGGAACGATCCTCAGATTAAAGAATTGAATCCCGGAAAGAATCTTCCCAGTAGTGCGATTACCGTTGTTCATCGAGCAGATGGATCAGGTACCACATTTAACTTTACAGATTATTTAACAGTTGTAAGTAAAGAATGGGAAGAGAAAGTTGGGCGGGGTGCGGCTGTGAAATGGCCAGCAGCAAGTTCAGTTGGTGGTAAAGGTAATGAAGGTGTTGCAGCTAATGTAAATCGAGTTAAAGGATCTATTGGTTATGTTGAATATGCTTATGTTAAGAAAAACAACATGACATATATGAAATTGCAAAACAAAGATGGTGTTTTTGTAGATCCTGACGATACAGCATTTGCTGCGGCTGCTGCTGGTGCAGATTGGTTTAGTGTCCCAGGTATGGGACTAAGCATTGTTGAACAACCAGGAAAAAATACTTGGCCAATTAGTACAGCAAGTTTTATTATTATGTACAAAGAACCCAAAGACAAGAAGGCCAGTGATGATGTACTAAAATTCTTCGATTGGGCATTTAAGAATGGATCCAAAATGAGCGAAGAATTGGACTATGTTCACCTACCAGAGTCTCTGCAAAACGAAATTCGCAAACGTGTATGGTCGCAAATTAAAAATTGAGATTGATTATGAGATACACATTAGAGCCTATTTGGAAAAAGTCAGTAACAGACATTCAGAACTGGTTTAAAGAAGATGGTGAGAGAAAACTTTGGTTTGAGCGAGAGTATGGTTGGAGATGGGGTTCTGCATCATTTGAGTCTGAAGAATTTCCTGATATCGATTTGAAAAATGATGATGGATTTAATGTCACAGAAGATTTGGAATATCCAGACATGTACTCCGATGATGGCTGTTGGTCATTTAATACTTTTTGTGATGAATTGACCGAAGAAGAAAAAGAGCAGATTCAATATATGGATGATGGAGAACTCGAAGAAAATGGATGGTCACTTCATTACATAGATACATACTATTCAGGTCCACTTAAATTAACTGATGAAAATGGCAACGAATGGAGAGGAGATGATAATGGCTGAAGAAACTAAACCTGAAGTGAAACAGAAAAGAAAAGCCATACAAATTACATCATCGGTAACAAATACCGGGCAAGTAATTCTATTTGCTTTATGTGATGATGGTACAATCTGGCAAACTAGACCACTGAATGATGAGTATGATTGGTCGCAAATTAAAAAGATGAGTTGATGGAATTCTTTGTGCAATGCAACATAAATACTGTTATGGTATTTTAACAGGAGATTGCCATGTTTACTAAAGAAAAACTTAAAACTTTCTCATTAAATTTAATTGATGCCCAAGAAAAAGCAACAAAAGAATATGTTGGTGCTTTTGATAAATTTGTGGGACCAGACTTCGCTACATATATGTGGGGAGTGAACTATCTAAACGGATTATATTTCACCAATGCAAGAAAAGTCGTACAAGAATTCGAAAGTTTCTCTTTTGGGACAAATAAAGAGTAATATTCTATTCTTTCGTCCCGTTGTTAGAAATGGATGGATCATAAAATTTTCCATCTATGATGAAAAGTATATTCTTCTTACTGTAGTGTCCAAATTCACCGCACAAACATTTATCAGATATTTTACTGATGAAATGGGTGCGGTGAACTTTATAAATATGATAATAGATAAAAATCCTCATGAGGTATGGGAATAATCAAGCATGACAATTAGATTAACTGCTGATAATGTTATATTGCCTGCTGGCAATTTAGGAAGCGTATTTGGCACAAATAGAAACGTTATTCATAATGGTGATTTTCGTGTAAATCAGAGAGCGGTCACTTTTCCACAGGCATATACCACATCAGGAAGAATGAATTTAGATAGATGGTATTCATCCTGGAATTATGGCGATGGGTACATTAATCAACTAACGACTTCCGCTTTTCCTGGTTATTTTTATAGATTTACTTCAAACATGACAGCAAGCCCAACTGCTGGTTCTTTTGTTTGGATGGCAGCACAACAACTAGAAGGAAATGATGTCTCACGAATGAATTTTGGTGCGAGTAATCCTGCACCAATTAATACCATGGTTCTTAGTTTTTGGGTTAGAAGTTCTATTGCGGGAAATTGGCCAGTATTGATAGGAGTAAAAAGTACCTCAAACATTTGGCACTATGCTTGGAAAACCTACAGTATAACAGTCGCTAATAAATGGGAATATAAAAGCATATTTTTCAGTATTGATTCGCAATTCTCACAATGCCCCAGTATCAACATAGACAACAATTTTAGCTTTGGAATATGGTTTGCTGGAGGTACCGGAACAAATTTTCATACTCTTCCAGGAAGTGGTACATTTTCAACCACAATTTCTGCAGGAGGTAGTACATTTGCAAACATAATGTCTAATGGTTCAACATGGGATATTGCCAGGGTTCAGCTTGAGCCCGGAACATATCCCACACCTTTCGAATTTGTTCCAATTGCTCAAGAACTTAGAAGATGTATGCGTTATTATCAAAAAAGTTATGCATATGGTATCACTGTAGGCTCGGCCACCTTTGATGGCGCATATGGTTACACCTGGACTTCACAGAGAGGATCCGCAGCTACCACATTTTCATTTTGGTACACAATCCCTTTTCAGACTAGAATGAGGGTTGCTCCTACCGTAACAGTTTTTGCGCCTAATACGGGAACATCTGCGAGATTTTCTATAGATAAAGGTTCTTATTTTGATGGTGTAGCAACTTTCAATCAAATAAGCGACAGTTCATTCCAAGTATTTGGACCAAATCCAATAATTGTTGATGAATATGGTAATATTGAACAGATGTACGGAGCATATATTCATTATCGTGCAGTTTGTGATGCTGGAAATGATTAAAGGAAGAAAATAAATGTCAATCACTTTAACTGCAAATGGTGGTATATTTTTTGAAAGTACCAGTCCTTATCCATCAACAAATATTGGCGCAGACTTTAGTTCTTATAGAAATAGAATTAGTAATGGAAACATGGTGCTTTCACAGAGAACTGTGAGTAATGCGACAACACATCCTAGCGGCACAACCGATAATACTGTTAAACATTTTGCAGCCGATAGATTTAGATTTTATAGCTATTTCCTTTCTGCATCAAATGTAACGAATTATCAAAGAATAAACGAAATAGTTGCACCATTGACACCAGAGGGACATAAATCATGTATTAAAATAGAAACTCTCACGAATACTGTCGTAGCCTCAACAGATTATTGTGGAATAATGACTGGAATTGAAGGATCAGATTTTTATGATTCTTTTTTTGGTGGCGTTTATGGTGTTCCTTTTGTATTGTCTTTTTGGGCTAAATCAACAGTAGCAGGACATTATTGTGTTTCATTTAGAAACTATCCTTTCAATAGATCATATGTTACACATTACACATTAGAAACAAACACCTGGACAAAAGTTTATATTCCTCTTCCTCCTTGCGGTGATTCGACATGGAATAGAAATGCTGATTGGTCATTACTTATATTTTGGGCACTAGCCTCGGGTTCTGACTTTAATGTTCCATCAGGATCCGAATCTGTATGGGTTTCAGGCAACTATCTAAGAAATCAATATCAAACAAATTTCATAAATCAAACTGCCGGTCAAAGTTTTAATCTTACTGGAGTTTGCTTAGAAAGAGCACCAGCATCAGCTTTAAGTTCTTATGTATTAAGAAATACCAGTATATCCGTAAATGGAACTACAGGACTAACGTTACTTGAAAATGGCAATTTCGATGATTGGGGCTTTGCAGTTTCTTTGCCTTTCAATATCAAAATGTTTGGCAAAACAAGTAATATATTATATCTTTCATCAAATGGATATTTGGGTGTACATGAAGCAGCAGTTGGAAGTGGAGCTACAGGTTGGGGAACTATTCCATCTGCATTAGATCCATCAACTATTGGTCTACCACATGTAGGTTTTTTTAAGGGCGACAAAAGATTATTAACTCTATATGGTGGTTCAAGAACAATTAATCAACAAGATGGCTCATCTCTAAGTGCCTATGTATTACGTTGGGAAGGGTATAATTATGGCGGAGATCCTTCAGTTAAAACGATTGTTGAATTTACTTTCTATCAAGATACGGAAACATATGAAGGTTTTAATTACTTTGATGTTTATTATACAACCAACTCAAATGGAACAACATATCTCGAATTAAATCCAGGTTACAATAATAGTGGCACGGTTTATCCTTATGCAAGAGAAATTGTTTCTGGAACTTTAGCTTACAGATGTTATACGAAAGCATTTTCTGCTGTTCAAGGAACAAGTGTAACATCTTCACCTGGAGCATGGTGGAACATATCCAATCTGCCGGCTTATAACTATTCTTATACTACAACATCTTTGAGTGATGCTAAACAATACAGATTAGGAGTTTCCTCTGGAACATCTAAGTTAGATTCTGGAATAGATTATCTCAGATGTTTGAGATATTTTGAAAAGACAACTGATGAAAGTTACGTAATCCCTCCAACAGGAAATGGAGTGACTCTCAATGCTGGTTTCGGTGTGTATTATCGTTTTAAAACTCCAAGCACATCAACATCTTATATACCATTACAATATTCTTTAAAGAGGACCGCTCCTTCAATCACTTTATTCAGCTATACGGATGGAATAAGAGGGCAAGTAACACTTGATGGTAGTGGTGGACCGAATGTCACAGGACACGTTTTTAACGCCGCTGACAATGCTTGTATGACTCGGGTGGATTATAATGTGGCTAACTCTCATTATGGATATTATTGCACCGCAGCCATCGATAGCGACATTTAAGGAAGAATAGAAATGGCGATTGTTTTATCGGATAACTATATTGGTTACTCACTAGCAGGCAATGATCGTGGTCTTTTTGATGGTAGAAATGCTAATAGCAGTAGCTTTTCGCCTCTTAAAAATAGAATAATTAATGGCAATTTCAAAATAAATCAAATATCAACAACAGATACCGCACAAAATGTAACGACTAGATATTTTCCTATAGATCGATGGTGGACAATAGGATCGGTAGGTGGTAAGTTCACAACACAGATTGTAAATGATGGTCCTAGTGTAAACACTACTTATTTTAGTGTAAGACGTAGTGCTTACATATATCCGGAAACAGGAAGGGCACTGAATAAATGTGTGGAAATAAAATCCCTAGCTGCAACAACATTAGGTGCAACTGATGTTTATGCTTTCGGTCAAAATATTGAAGGAAGACACGTTGTGGATATGCGATTTGGTGAGGCCGCTGGACCATTTTATTTTATAGTTTCATTTTGGTTTAAAGCTTCTCAGGCAGGCACATATACTCTTCGATTGCAAAATAGCGCACAAGATAGAACTATTCATGAAACATTTAGTGTTTATACAGCGAATGTTTGGGAATTTCAAGAAATTCCATTTGTTGTTGATCAATCAGGAACATGGTTGTCTGATATCAATACAGGTTTAAGATTAATATTTAATTTAGGTGTTGGCACTTCATATAGAGGAACAGCAGCATTATCAGTTTGGAATTCAACATCGACTGAATTATGTTCCAGTGCAACCACGGTACATTTAGTAAATACTTTAAATGCCACAATGAGAATAACTGGTGTTCAATTGGAATTTATAGGAACTGGATTTCCAACAACCAATATGTTCGCAACTGCATTCGAAGAAAGGCCGTTTCAACAGGAATTAGATTTGTGTAGAAGATATTTCCAGAAAAGTTGGGCTTATGGAACTAATCCTGGAGTATCAACAACTGTTGGTATGTTATTGCACACTGATATGCAGCCCAGCACTGTTCAACAATATCTTTTATGGAAATGGCCTGTTCCGATGAGAGCAGGTCCAACAATTGAAATTTATGGATATAATAATCCAGCAGTTGCAGGTTATGGTCATGTATGGGGAACACAGATTAATAGTATAGGTGATTATGCTGCTGCTGCAACAGCGCAGAGTCGATATGGTGCGATGTTTTTCATAACATCTCCACCGTATCATACTTTAGCAGGATTTCATTTTAAAGCTAATGCCGAGCCAGCTTAATAAAAGAGGAAAGACATGTATAAATTAGTTAATAGCCCATTTGGTGGTATAGGTTGTATATTACGTTTAAGTGATAATGCGAATATTCCATTGGACGAAGCAAATTCAGATTATCAAGCATATTTAAAATGGATTGATGGTTATGAGTTTAATGGTATAGAATATAAAAAGGTATCTGAAGGTAATACACCCGAGCCGGCGGATCCAATTCCAACTAATATTTGATGCATTTAATTGACATTGGTATGGAGTTGGTATAGAATGTAGTTTTTGGAGAATGGTTATGAATCGGTGGAATATTGATCCTGTTTTTCGTGTAATGCATGTAGTGGACATGAATAAGCCACATCCTCAGCCAGATTATACATTAACTGTCATTGATTTTGAATCAATTGAGCGGAAGTTGGAGTCTGGTATTTTTCCTGAGGCTTCGGATGTCTTGAGTAGGATTATGGGATAGTTTATGTTTATGTTTGACATTGAGACTTTGGCTACAAGGTCTGATGCTGTGATTTTATCATTAGCGGTGATTCATTTTAATCCTGATGAGAAGCCGAGTCCCGAGAAGTTGCGAGAAGATTGTTTTTTCATTAAGTTTGATGTAGAGGATCAGATTCGTCGGTTAGGTAGGCGAGTTGATTCATCTACGGTGGACTGGTGGAAGAGGCAGTGTGAGAATGTAAAGCGCAAGTCTGTATATCCAACACCGATTGATGCTAAGTTTGAGGATGGGCATCGAGAGTTGGATCAGTGGGTAAGGTGGAAGAATGATTCTAAGGCTTGGGTATGGGCCCGTGGTAATATGGATCAGGTAGTATTTCAGGACATTGAGAATCAGGTTGGTGTTGATGAGATATTTCCGCATTATCGTTGGAGGGATGTAAGGACTGCGGTAGATTTTTTATAT